AAACGAAACTCGGAGAACGATATGCGAATCTTTCTTGCGGGGGGCATATAAACGGAAAGTATCAACAACTCAAGGATTATCAAAGCATAGATAATTATCACCCTTACATTCTGGAGTCGTTTTTTTACTGCGATGCAGATACAGAACGGCTTCTGCCGCATTTCGGTGATTTCCTGTTAGATAGCGGCGCGTTCACATTCATGATGGGAAAAGGTGGGTCACCCAACTGGGATGAATATGTCGAGCGTTACGCCGACTTCATCAACCGAAACAAGGTTCAGAAGTATTTCGAGCTGGACATTGACAGCGTGGTCGGATATGACCGAGTGAAAGAACTCCGGCGCAAACTGGAAAGATTGACCAATCAGCCTGTTATTCCTGTCTGGCATGTCTCGCGTGGTTTGGATGATTTCAAGCGCATGTGTGACGAATATGGATATGTTGCCATTGGCGGAATTGTAAGCAAAGAGATCACACCTGAAAAATACGGGGCATTGCCGCATCTGATCGCGGAGGCACACAGACGAAACGCGAAGATTCACGGGCTTGGTTTTACTGCGCTGGAATGGCTGAAAAAATGCCACTTTGACAGCGTTGACAGCACAGCATGGACAACAGGTAACCGCTTCGGTTATCTGTATTATTTCGACGGCCACACCATGAAGAAGAAGGATGTGCCAAAGGGACACCGCCTTGGTGACAGTCGGGCGGCGGCCTTGAATAATTACACGGAATGGATTAAGTTCCAGAAGTGGGCTGAAACCCACCTATAGGAGGAGCATGAAGAAAATCGTACTGCTATCCGGCGGAGTGGATTCCACGACCTGCCTTGCGGTGGCATTGCAAGATTGCGAGCCGGAGAATGTGCTGGCGGTCAATATGTACTACGGGCAGAAGCATCAACGCGAGATCGCGTCTGCGCGCCGCATTGCCGCCTATTACGGCGTTGAGATCATGGAGCTGGATTTATCAGCCATCTTTGCGAAAAGCGATTGTAGCCTGCTTATAGGCTCCAATAACGCTATTCCACATGAATCCTATGCGGAACAGCAGCGGGAGACGGGTGGATGCCCGGTTAGTACCTATGTCCCATTTCGGAATGGCTTGATGCTTTCTGCTGCCGCCAGCATTGCGGTCAGCGTGGGTGCAAGTCAAATCTACTACGGGGCACACGCAGACGATGCAGCCGGGAACGCTTACCCGGACTGTTCCGTGTTATTCACGGAGGCAATGAACCGGGCGATATACGAGGGAACGGGCGGCAAGGTGAATATCATTGCACCATTCGTAACATTCAACAAGGCTGCTGTGGTGAAAAAGGGGCTTGAACTCGGTGTACCCTATAAGATGACGTGGTCATGCTATGAGGGCGGCGATAAGCCCTGCGGAAAGTGCGGAACCTGTATTGACCGCGCTAATGCTTTCAGAGTGAATGGAGTTGAAGATGTCTATGAATAAGATTCACAATAAAGAGCAGGTTTCGAGCATCGCTATGATGCCGACAGCCTATGCCAAGTGCAAGATCGGACAGGACTGGTATAAGTGCGACTTCGAGGTCTACTTTGTGCCGGGGGATTGCTATCCCGATTACATGGAGGTCAATTCGTTCGTGATGAATGAAATTGACGGCAAGGAACTGAACATCGAAGAAGCGGCACGAATCCTGTATGACCATCTTATGCAATATCAGCCGAAGAACCTGCAAGTTACCAACCACATCAAGGGTTGTAAGACCCACTTTGATGTAGATGTCACTATCGGATAAAAAGTGGTATGCAATAACCCACTATAAAAAACTACGGAGGTAATATCTTGAATAACCTGATTATCATTTGCGAAGTCGTTTTTGTCTTTTCTGCCCTACTGCTGTGCAAGAAGCTGTTCGGGAAATCCGGCGTGATCGCATGGGTGCCGATTGCTACGGTGCTTGCTAACATCATTACTGCGAAAAACGCGGAGATCATCGGCCTTTCAACCGCCATCGGAACGGTCATGTTCGCATCGACATTCCTTGCGACGGACATTCTTTCCGAGTGCTACAGCATCGACGACGCGAAGAAGGCTGTCAAGCTGGGCCTGTTCTCCGACGTGCTGCTGATTGTGGCGACGCAGATTGCGCTTCTGTACAAGCCGAGTGCGTTTGACTACGCCCACGATGCCATGAAGACCCTGTTTAGCCTGAACCTGCGTATCAGCATTGCCAGCGCGGTCATGTACTATATTGCCAACATGGCAGATATTTACATCTTCAACCGAATTAAGCAGAGGACGGAAGGAAAAGCCCTTTGGCTTCGCAATAACATTTCAACGATTCTGTGTAACTGCCTTGAAAACTTCGGGTTCATCGGCATTGCGTTTGCAGGCATCTATGACCTGCAGACTATCATCACGATTGCGGTCAGCACTTCGATCATTGAGGCGTTGGTTGCTGTCTGTGATACGCCGTTCCTTTACATCGCAAGGCGTATAGGGGACGGTGACCGGGCATGACGTATGAACTCATAGGTATTGCCGGAACCATTCTTATACTGATTGCATTCTCCTGTAACACGGAAAGGCAAATCAGGATTTTCGACGCCGCCGGAGCCGCGCTTTTTGTTGTATATGGCATCTTGACAAAGACATGGAGCACGGCGGTGTTGAACGCGCTGCTTATAGTTATACAGATCGTGAAGCTGCGGAAAAGATAAGGAGTGATTCACGATTGCGAAAGGAAAATATCACGACTGGCTGACACCTGATGGTTTGACCCGCATCGAAGGCTGGGCGCGAGAAGGGCTTACAGACGTTCAAATCGCCGCTAAAATGGGTATTACAGCGGCTTGCCTATATAACTATCAGGCGCGATTTGTTGAGATATTTGACGCCCTAAAACGAGGCAAGGCCCCCGTCGACATCGAAGTCGAAAACGCCCTCTTAAAGCGTGCCCTGGGCTATGAATACGAGGAAGTCACAACGGAGATCGAGGACATCCCTACCGGGAAATACGACGACCACGGCAATCCCGTCATGAAGCAGCGCAAGCATATCCGAAAAACCAAGAAGCAGGTCATTCCCGATACTGCCGCCGCGTTTATCTGGCTCAAGAACCGCCGCCCGGATAAGTGGCGCGACAAGCCCAACGAAGCGGATATAAACGCCGAACCCGTCAAGGTGATTATCGATGTCTGAAATCAAGCTGTCCTCCCTTATCGGCCCGGCGTTCTATTCTCCCGCCCACGATGTCTTCATTCACGGCCATACCCATTACGACATCAGCGGCGGACGTGGCTCCCTAAAGTCATCCTTCGTATCGTTGGTCGTACCGCCGCTGCTGATACAGCATCCGGGCACCCACGCTCTCGTTCTGCGTAAGGTTGCCAATACCATCCGCGACAGCGTCTATTCGCAGTATATGTGGGCGATAGGGGAACTCGGTATGGCGCACCTCTGGAAGGCCCAGCGCACCCCCATGGAATTAATCTATAAGCCCACCGGGCAGAAGATCATGTTCCGTGGCGCGGACGACCCCATGAAGATCAAGTCCATCAAGGTGCCCTTCGGCTACATCGCTGTCACGCACTTTGAGGAAAAAGACCAGTTTTCCGGGCGCGGTGAAATACGAAACATCCTTCAATCCACCATGCGCGGCGGGCCCATCTACTGGAACTTCGAATCCTATAACCCGCCTATCTCCCGCGATAACTGGGCCAATAAGGATACCCTCGAAGACCGCGCCGACCGCCTTTGCCATAAAAGCACCTACCTCGACGCACCGCCCGAATGGCTCGGCGAACAGTTTCTTTCAGAAGCCGAATACCTCAAAGAGACCAACGAACGCGCCTATCTTCATGAATATCTTGGCGAGGCCACCGGCACCGGCTCCGAGGTCTTCGAAAACCTCGAAGCCCGCACCATTACCGACGAGGAAATCAGCCACTTCGACCGCGTCCTCCATGGCCTCGACTGGGGCTATTATCCCGACCCGTGGGCATATAATGACGTTCATTTCGACGCCGCCCGACAGACGCTTTACATCTTCGGCGAACTCACTCGCTGGAAGCTCGGCAATAACGAAACCGCGCAACTCTTAAAAGACCACGGCCTTTCCCGCGAGGACAAGATTACCGCCGATTCCGCCGAACCGAAGTCAGTCGCCGATTACAATAAGCTTGGCCTCCGCTGCTACGGCGCGGAAAAAGGCCCTGGCTCCGTCGATTACTCAATGAAGTGGCTCCAATCCCTCCGCGCCATCGTCATCGACCCCGCCCGCTGCCCAGACACATGGGCCGAGTTCTCCGCCTATGAGTACGAACACAATAAGGACGGCGACATTATCAGCGGCTACCCGGACACCAATAACCACCACATCGACGCCGTGCGCTACAGCACCGAATCCATCTGGCGCAGACCCGGCAATAAGGGCTCCCGCACGCCCTACATCTCTCCCTTTGGAGGATAACACATGCTGACATACCAAGATTACCTCGCCGCCGTCGAAAAGGGCAAGCTATTGACCTTCCTCCGCGACGCCATCACACAGCACCGCAACAGCGATGACTACGCCGTCGCCGTTGCCGCCGATGAATACGACCGCCAGCGCAACCCCACCATCCGCGAAACCGTCCGCCGCATCTATTCCCTCACCGGCAAGCCTATGGAGGACTTCACCGCCTCCAATAACCGCATCGCGTCGAATTTCTTTCGCCGCCTAAACGTCCAGCGCTGCACCTATTCCCTCGGCAACGGCGTTACCTTCGACAACGACAGCATTAAGGATAAACTTGGCCCCTCCTTCGATACCGACCTCTACACCGTCGGCTATAAGGGCCTCATTCACGGCCTCTCCTTCGGCTTCTGGAACCTCGATAAGCTGCACGTCTTCACCTACCCGGAGTTCGTGCCCTTCTGGGACGAGGGAGACGGCTCCCTCCGCGCCGGTCTCCGCTACTGGTGCCTCGACTGGAACAAGAAGCCACTCTATGCCGTACTCTACGAGGAAGACGGCTATACCAAGTTCCGTTCCAAGGGCGGACGCGCTGGCCTGACCTTGGAGGAATACGAACCCAAACGCGCCTACCGCCAGACCATCGCCCACACCGACGCCGGGGGCGACGAGGTCATCGGGGAAACCAACTACGGCTCCCTGCCCATCGTCCCCTTCTGGGGCAGCAACCGCAAACAGTCCACCCTCGTCGGCATGCGCGAAGCCATCGATTCCTACGACCTCATACAGTCCGGCTTCGCCAACGACGTCAACGACTGTGCGCAGATATACTGGCTTATCAACGGCGCAATGGGCATGGACGACGAGGACGTCCAGCAGTTCATGGACAGGCTGCGTCTCCAGCACGTCGCCGTCACCGATACCGGCACCGATACCTCCATTTCCACCCATACGCAGGAGCCGCCCTATAACGCCCGCGAAGCCTACCTTGACCGCATCGAGCGCAGCATATACCGCGATTTCGGCGCGTTCAACCCCATGGACATCACGTCCCGGCAGGCCACCGCCACCGAGATCAACGCCGCCTATCAGCCTATGGACGAAGAAGCCGACGACTTCGAATACCAGCTTATCAAGTTCGTCCAGCAGATTCTGAAACTGCAGGGCATCGACGCCACGCCCACCTTCAAGCGCAACCGCATCTCTAACCAGACCGAACAGGTCAATATGATTATGTCTCAGGCCGAAGTCCTCGACACAGAGACCATCCTCGAACTGTTCCCGAATATCACTAACGACCAAATCCCAGAAATCCTCGCCCGCCGCGCCAACGAAAACGCCCAGCGAAACCCGGTGATTGACGACAATGACGAAGAAGTCTAACGGCGGTCATTTCCGTGGCGGCGGTGCTGGCCGCACCCATCCCGCCGACCAAGCCCTCGCCGCCATCGCCCGCGAACAGCAGAAGGTCTACGACAAGGCCCGACAGGACGTTGAGGTCACCCTTTTTGAGTATATCTTCCTTGGCAAGCGCCCTCCGAAGATCACCGGCAGCGGTGGAGACTTCCGTGGCGGCGGAGCAGGGCGCATCCGCGTCGGCTACGACACCCAGCGCGGCAAGGACATCAAGAAGTTTATCCACGGCCTTAAATGGCTCGCCACCCGCGCTTACATCGCGCAAACCCTCTACCGGGCCAATAAAGCCGCCCTCGACATCGCCAACACCTACGCCCCCAAGGTCGTTGCCGATTCAGCGACTTCCACGGCCTATACCTTCCGCGATGTCTACGACGCCTTGCCCTATACCGAACAGGCTGTCCTCGCCCTCGCCAAAGATCACCTCCTGACCGTTCCCACACGAACCGTCGATAAAGGCAAGGACACCGCATGGATTCAGCAAATCCTGCAATCCATCGCCGACCGCTACGCTCTCTCCGACCTCCCGCCCGACCAGCTTCCCGCCGCCATCGCCCGTACAGTCACCCAGCGCTGCCAACGCTCTATGGACGCCACCACACAGGCGCTTATCTATGGCGCGTTCGACTACGGCATGTACCGCGCCGGGCTTGACGCTGCATCTGCTGGCGTTCCCGTCGAAAAGACCTGGCTCTCCATCATGGATAACTACGTCCGAGATTCCCACCGACACCTCCACAAAACGACCATCCCCATTAAACGCCGCTTCCGTGGCCTTTACGGCACCCTCCGCTTCCCGCATGACCCGACGGCTCCCGCCCCGGAGATCATGAACTGCCGCTGCCGTATGGCCGTCCACCTCAAGGGCCGCGCCCCCGCCGCACCGGATAGCCTTACACGCGCTCAGGTGGCCTCATACCGCCGCTGGCGCGATAAGGTGATAGATTCCCTTGGCGGCGAACTCGCCATCGAAACAGCCCTCAGGAGGCGATACAATGGCTAAAGCCATGAAGTTCCGCTACAAGGATAACAGCGGCGAAGTCTCCCGCCTGTTCCGCATCGCCTGCCGCGAGGCCCTCGAAGAAGCCGGTCAGTTCATCGCCGACGACGCCAATAAACGTGCCCCCGTCGGCGATACCGGCCAGCTTTCCAAGTCCTATGATTTCAACGTCGACGCTTCCGCCCAGACCTTAAAGGTCGGAAGCCCTCTCGAATACGCCCCATACGTCGAACTCGGAACCGGCCCGCATTATGAAAAGCCGCCCAAATGGGTCGAAAACTTCGCCCCTCGCGGTCATCATGATACTGACCCGTGGTGGTACATCGGCGACGACGGCGAATGGCACATGGGCTGGTTCATCTCCGCCCAGCCGCACTTACGTCCCGCCGTCACCGAAAACGCCACCGCCATCCGCGATATATTCAAAGACCACCTTAAAAAAGGCCGATAAATCCAGCGCCCTCCCGGCGCTGTTTTTATATCTCCATCAATCAAGGGTAGCACCCGTAACAGCGAAAGGATTGATATTATGCCTATCGACTTTGAAGCCCTCATCACCAAGCACGCCGCCGAAGACGGCACCATCCCCGCCGCGAACATCTCCAAGATCGTTTCCGGCATTTCCTCCGCCGTCGGCCGGGAGTTCATCCCCCGCGAACGCTACAACGCCAAGCTGGACGAAATCACACAGCTTGAAAAGGAAAAGCAGGACGCGCAGGACGAACTCACCAAGGCCAAAAAGTGGGAGGACAAGTACACCAAGGAACACGACGCCTTCGAACAGTACAAGGCCGACGCTGACGCCAAGGCCAAGCTGTCCAGCGTCAAATCCGCCTACCGCGCCCTCTTGAAGGACGCCGGTATCAAGGACGAATACCTCGATACCATCCTCCGCGCCACCGTCTTCGACACCATGAAACTCAACGACGACGGCAAGCTTGACAAGGCTGACGAACTCAAAACCGCCGCCGAAAAGGACTGGGCCGCCTTCAAAGTCACTACCCGCGACAAAGGCGTAGAAGTAGAACACCCGCCCAAGGATAACCCAGGCAACGACGCCAATCCCCGCGCCGCCGAACGGGCCAAGAGTTACTACGAGCGCCGCTACGGCAAACCCGCCGAACCTACGAATAAGGAGTGAATAACATGTCTTTCATCGCCTCTGATACCGGCAAGGGCTTCCTCGCCGGTTATTTCCTCGTTGATGACGAAAACTGCACCCGCCTGACCGCGCAGATCGCCGCGAACCACGCTCAGGTCGTGACCCGCGCCGACGGTTCCAAGTATGTGCCCATGGGCGCGATCATCCCCAGTAACGACGCCAACGCTGTCGGCATCCTGTATGAGAACATCGACGTTTCCAACGGTGCCATGCCCGGCTCCATCGTGACCGACGGCAAGGTCTACACTGACCGCCTGCCCGTCGCGCCCGCCGCCGCCGCTGTGTCTGCCCTGACCGGCATCAAGTTCGTGGCGACTTCCCCCGCCATCACCCGCCCCAACTTCGGGGAAAATTCCTAAGTGAGGTGAACCACCATGAGCATCTTCCATAACAATATTCTGGGCTTCATCCCCGAAAAGGACTGGCTGTCCGTCGACTTCCAGGTCAACCGCCCCGGTGACCCCATTGATTCCCTGTTCGGTGACGAGCGCACCAATAACCTCGTCGCCTATTGGCAGTCCATCGCCAACGAATACCAGATTCCTGTAATGGCCCAGTTCCACGGCTTCGATACCGAGGCCCAGAAGACCTTCCGCATCCCCGTCGACACCCATTCCATCGAGAAGGGCCTGATCAAGGTCAAGGACAACGTCTCCGAACTGCTCCGCGAAGCCACCCGCGCCGGTATTCAGGGCGACGAAGCCATCTATGATTACGTCATGGATGACGGCATGCGCCTTGCCGACCAGATCGTCACCCGCACCAAGGTCGCCAAGAACGAACTGCTTGCCACCGGCAAGGTCACCATCAAGGAGAACAACCTTGACCTGACCGTGGACTACGGCGTGCCTGCCGCTAACCTGCAGAAGACCATCGACGTCGGCGAAGGCGCGTCCAAGCCCGTTCCTGACCAGCTGCAGGAACTGACCGACGAAGCCGCTTCCAAGGGCGTCAACCTCTCCGGCATGGTGCTGCCCCGCGCCGTCCTGACCAAGCTGCGCCAGAACGCCGCTATCCAGAAGGCCATCAACGGCGTCAACATGGTCGGCCAGTTGGTTCGTAACGCCGATCTGCGTGCCTACCTCGACGAGGAATACGGCATTACCCAGATCATCACCAACGACCTGACCTATAACGTTCCCGGCGCTGTCAATGCCTCCACCGGCATCCCCGCCCTTACCGCGCACCGCTACTTCCCTGCGAACAAGATTTCCTTCTTCGCCCCGAATGCCAACGGTCGCATCGGCACCGGCCTGTGGGGCGACCCGCCCGAGGTCGACGCTTCCCGCGCCTTCGACGGCGGCGTGGCCGCTTCCGGCGAATCCCCCTACGTCTACATCTCCCAGTGGGGCGAAAACGACCCCGCAGTCCTGTGGATGAAGGCCTCCGCCCTGTTCATGCCCGTCCTGTACAACCCCAACGCGCTGTATGTCGCCAGCGTCACCGAAACGCCCGGCGCTTAATGTACATCGTCATCTCGCGGTTCGCTGACCTCCAAGATCACAACCGCATCTACGAGGCGGGGGACACCTACCCCCGCCCCGGTCTTATCGTTTCCCCGGAACGCCTCGCCGAACTTGCGGGCAGCGACAACCGCATCGGCCACTCGCTCATAACCGACGTCGACGCGCCCTGCGACGATTGCGCCGTAGAAGCGCGAGAAACGCCCTTAGAAGCGTCTGAACCAGCGCCCGAGGAAATACCCGTCCAAGAGGTAAAACCCGCCGAGAAGGCCCGTAGAACGCGAAAGAAAGGGTGATAGGCATGTTTGAGCAGGTTTGCGCCTACATCAACAACCATTTCACGCACAAGAATGGCAAGCCCATCGCCTCCGCGTCCGGCACCATCGTCATCACCGACGGCGAACTGTCCACCATCGACAACGCCGCCCCGACCTTCCTACGACCCGGCAACTATTACCTTATTCGCGGCAGCGACTTCAACGACGGCATCCACCAGTACCAAAACGACGAACTCACCGACGAGACCTTTGAAGGCACCGTCTACAAGATGTGCCCACCGCCTGACTTCCTGCGCATCCTCGATGAAGTCGAACAATGGCAGGCCAAGTACGGCGAGCGCGTCCAATCCCCTTACCAAAGCGAAGACGTTATCGGCGTCTACAGTTACCAGTTAAAATCCGCCGGTAAAACCATCGGCGCGACCCTCGCCACATGGCAGGACACCTTCGGCACCCAATTAAAGCAATGGAGGCGACTTTATGACCCTGCTCGATAGTATGCGCGACACCTGCGTTATGCTCGATAAAACCACCGTTTCCGACGGTCTCGGCGGCTTTACTACTAAGTGGGTCGAAGGGGCCACCTTCGAAGCCGTCATCCGCAAGGATGCTTCCCCGCAGGAGATCGTCGCCCAGCAGCAGGGCGTCAACGAGACCTTCACCGTCATTGTCGATAAGTCCGTCACGCTGGACTACCACGACGTGTTCAAGCGCCTTTCGGATTCGGCTGTCTTCCGCCTGACCTCCACCACAAAAGACGCGCAGGCCCCCGCCGTCTCCACCGTGCCTATCGCCAAGGCCACCGCCGAAAGGTGGGTCTTGCCGTGACCAACGCCGCCGCCGCCCTCTATGGCTTCTTCTCGTCCTTCGGCATCCCGGCCTATTCGCGGAATAATATCCCGGATAACGTCACCATGCCGTATATCACCTACGACGTGACCATCCCGGAGCCATTATCAACCACCCTTATACACGCTTCGGTATTTTACCGCAGCACATCCTTCACCGAAATCCTGCAGAAGTGCGATCAGATCGAAGCCGCCATCGGCACGGGAATCACCCTTCCCACGCCCGGCGGTTTTATTGCGCTTTTCCGCGATGACCGCACCCCCTTCGCGCAGGAACAGCCCGACCCAGAAAAAAACGTTCGCGCCATGTATCTCACCATGATTCTCCACGCGAATACCGTCTAAGGAGTGAACACCATGGAATACAGCAAATACCCGACTAATACCTTTGAGACCCTCGTCATCGGCGCGGGCGTCCTGCTCTCCGAGTTCGACCCGACTACCGCCACCGTTGCCGACGGTAAGATTCTCGGCCCCACCACCGGCGGCGTCAACTTCACCGCCACGCCCAGCTATATTGACTTCGGCGAGGACATCGACAACGTCCCGAAGAATACCAAGGAATTGAAGCGCATCGACGACTGGGAGGTCAAGGTCACCGGCACCTTCATTGCCATCACGCCCGAAACCGCCCGCTTCCTGACCGCCGCCGCCGACCTGACCGCTGCAACCGGCAAGATCACCCCGCGTGATACCCTCGACCTCACCGCGTCCACCGGCGACTTCCGTGACGTCTGGCTCGTCGCCGACTATAGCGACAAGAACAGCGGCGCAACCGCTGGCTACATCGCCATCCACGTCATGAACGCCCTCTCCACCGGCGGCTTCCAGATTCAGACCGCCGATAAGGAAAAGGGCCAGTTCGCTTTCGAAATCACCGGCCACTATTCCAAGGACGCGCAGGATACCGTGCCCTTCGAAATCTACATCAAGGCCGGCACGGCTTAACCCATGGGGCGGCTTCGTGCCGCCCTTTATTTTGCGTTATGGAGGTTCCAATGAAACACCTTGCCAACTGTCCCATGCCCGAATTTCTCAAACAGGCCAACCGGCTCCGCGCCCCTTTCGTTGAGTGGATAAACAATACCGGAATCCCCGAAATCCGCAAGCGTATGCCCGAAGGCTTCGACGCCATGACCGACGATGAAAAGAAGGTCGCCTATCGCCAGCAGATCAACGATAACATGGCCGACATCATCACCGCCGCCGTCGATAAAGACCCCGACGGCACCATGCAGGTCATCGGCATAGCCACCTTCACCGAACCCGACCAGTACGCGGAGCATTCCTTCCCTGAGTATATGCAGGCGGTCATGGAAATGTACCGCGATGATTACGTCCGCGATTTTTTTACATACTACCTGCGGTCGACCTTGAAACCTTCCACCGAGGCCTGACCGCCATCAACATAGACATGCTCAACCTCCTTGGCATCGGCTACTTTACCGACGCCCTGATTGCCGCCCTCAATACCCAGCGGCGCACCGAGGCCTTCGCTGTCTATGTCACCGATTGCCTCCACAGCATCGGACAGTCACTCGGCGTCAAATATGACCGGCGCTTCTACGACATCCTCCATCCACGGCCCGTCGATCATCGCCCTGCCGATCAAATCGCCGCTGACCGTCTAAACCGCTTCGGCATTAAGGTGGTGACACCCCATGAATCTATTTGAACTTGTCGCGTCCGTTACCCTCGATACGTCCGGCTTTACCGGCGGCATTTCCGATGCCATGGGCGCGTTCAACGGCTTGAAAGACCTCGTCGGCAAGGGCCTGCAAATGGGCTTCGACTTTGCTACAGACTTTGCAAAGGACGTATTTGATACCGGCATGAACTTTGACCGTCAGATGTCCTCCGTACAGGCCGTTCTTGGCAGGGAAGAAGGAACGCAGGAAAACATCAACCGCCTCCGTGCCTTTGCTCTTGACACCGCGAAGGATTCCATCTTCACGTCCGAGCAGGCCGCCGAAGCCTATTACTACATGGGCATGGCTGGCTGGAAGTCCGAACAGATGATGTCAGGCCTTCCCGGCGTCATCGCCCTTGCCGCCGCTTCCGGTGAGGATTTGGGCCGTGTTTCCGATATTGTCACCGACAGTATTACAGCCTTCGGGTTGACTGCTGATGACGTTTCTATGTATGTTGACCTTCTCGCGCAGACCGCAACCAACGCCAATACGGACGTTTCCCGGATGGGCGAAACCTTCAAGTATGTCGCGCCCATAGCGGGTTCTCTCGGCGCGGATGTCGATGACGTTGCCCTGTCTATCGGCCTTATGGCAAACGCCGGTATAAAGGGCAGTATGGCCGGTACAGCCCTGCGTAATATCTTTACCCGCATTTCCACGAACGCCGGTGAGACTAAAACCGACCTTGGCGCGTTGACCATCCTTACCGAAAAACTGGGCGTACAGTTCTGGGATTCTTCCGGCAAGATGCGCGACTGGGCCGACATCATGAACGAAGCACGTGTATCGTGGCGCGGCCTTACGCAGGAAGAACAGGTCTACTATGCCAAGCAGATTGCCTCTCAGCGCGGCATGGCTGGCTGGTTGGCCCTTATGAACGCTTCCGATGATTCGGTCAAACAGCTTACCAATTCGCTGAAAAACTCCAAAGATGCTGCTCAGGATATGGCAGATGTACAGCTTGACAACCTTTGGGGCGACATTCAGTTATTCAACAGTTCGCTGGACATCTTGAAGGTTTCAATCTTTGATGACGTCAAAGGCCCCATGCGTGAAGTCGTTCAGTGGGCTACCGAAGCCCTTGATCGTATCACCGCCGCTGTCAACGAAGGCGGCCTTATCAGCGGTATCGAACAGCTTGGCACTGAGATCGAAGCCGCTGGCGAAAAGTTCGCCCCCATGCTCGAATCCCTTGGCAAAGCGGCGGTTCCGTTCGTTACCGGGCTGCTCACAAACGTAATAGACCCGCTTTCCGAAACCGCTGTAAAACTGGGCGCGTCCCTTGCTTCTGGCGTCCTGGAAGGCCTTGAAACAGAACTCGACAAGCGGAACCTCTCTTGGATTGGCAATCTCTTTGGTGATTCTGGCCGTGGGATTCTGCATTGGTTCAACACGGATATGTCTAAGGGCACCGGCGGGCTCACCAGTTCTGGCTTGAATCCCTTACAGATACCAGAAGTCCACGCCGAAACGATTACCTTCGATGGAGTGGAATTTACCGCCGACCAGCTCAGGGAAGCGCTTGAAAACGCCGTCGATGACCCTATTTGGGGTAAGCAGGTCGAACTTGCAGGACAGAAGGTGTCTGCGGATGTCGCACAGGCTTTGCTTGATAGCCTTGCAGACGCCGGAACCAACGGCGGCCAGCAGATGGGTGACAATATCTTCGCCCAGTTGAACACCGACGTTCCCGAATGGGCGACGCTCATTGCCAACGCCATCGGTCTCTCCGGCACCACCGCCGGTGATCAGATGGACGGCAATATCTACGCCAAGATCATCTCCGCCGCGCCGTCGTGGGCGTCCTACATTTCCAGCAAACTCGGTTCCGCCGGTTCAGACGCGGGCAACGGTATCGCCGGTGGCATTCAGCGCGTCCTGAGCGCCACTTCATTCGGCGTCTCCATCGTCGGCACCGTCACCAACATCATCAACCGCTTCAAGACCAAGAAGTACGCGCAGGCCACCAATGAAGGCCGTATCCTTCGCGGCGCGACCATCTTCGGCTACGATCAGGACGGAAACGCCCTCCAGGGCGGCGAAGCTGGCAACGAGGCTGTCATCGGCACCCAGTCCCTTTCCCGCCTGATTACCGACGCCGTGCGCAAGGGCGGCAATTCTTCCGCCCGCCCTATCACGATCAACGTCTACCAGCAGCCGGGTGAATCCGCAGAACGCCTCGTCTCTGAAATCCAGCGCGAGTTCATCCGCATTGACCAAGCCGCAAGGAGTTATGTATGAGCGATTATTTCATCTTCGGCGGCGTAGATACCCGCACATTCAACGCCGCTGTCTATCGCAAGAATGTTGAAACCGTCGGCCCGCAGCTTTATAAAGTCTATGAAGTTCCGGGCCGTAACGGCGATATTCTGCTTCCGGAAGGCCGCTATCCGAACCGGCAGGAACGATATAATATTCTCATTACGGGCACCAACGCCGTCCAGAATATGGACGATCTGAAAAACGCTCTCCTTGCGATAACCGGCTATGCGCGTCTTGAAGATTCCTTCGATACTGACGTGTTCTATTCTGCCGCCCTGCTCGATAACTTCGATATTGTCTATGACCGGGAGCGCACCGCCGCGAAATGCTTGCTTGTCTTCAACCGCAAGCCGCAGAAGTTCTTAAAGACTGGGGAACATTATACCTTCGGACATAACATTGAAAATCCAACACTATTTACTTCGAAGCCTCTTATTCGAGTTACCGGTGATGGTTCTATAACTATTGGAGATCAGACGATCGATGTTGGGTATGGCATGTCGTTAACAGGCGAAACATGGATAGACTGTGAAACGAAGGAATGCTATGGCGGAAATCCGACGGAAGACCGAAGCGCTTATGTTCGATTCTTTAACAATGATTACCCCGTTCTTGCTCCCGGTTGGACGGCGCTGTCATGGAGTTCTGGCGTAACAGACCTTGCAATAATAGGTAGGTGGTGGAAGTTATGACGCCTGTGCTGTACCCAAAGGGTGAAACAAACTTCATCACAGACGGTCTCGGAAGGCTTACCGAAACGGTTTCATGCCTTGTAACTGAGGAACTTAACGGCGTATACGAATGTTCTTTGAAAATCCCTCGCAATGCCAGACTTGCGTCTGCTCTTATGAACTACGAACAGACCATAATCTACACTACACACGCCAACGGTAAAGCGCCGCAGCCGTTCGACGTTTATCGTGTTGATATGACGGAAGAGGGTATTATCACCGTCAACGCCAAGCACATCAGCCGACGATTGAACCGTCGTATTATAAAGCCGTACAGTTATACATACACGGGCCCAAGGCCAGGCGCGTATTTCTACGGCTACTTTAACAACTATTATAACGAATATTACCAGCTTGGTATGAGATTTGCCATAAACGTACCTGATGTTTTATACCATACGGCAACAGTAGTATTTGAGTCTGAAAAACCAAGGACGGCCATGGATTATCTGCTTGCCGATAAAAATTCCGTCCTGACGTATTCACAGACCATTATTGATGCCTATGAAGATTCGGAGGTCATTAATAGTTGGGTCGGCGAATATGAGTGGGATAAATGGGACGTTAATCTTCTTGCTCGTCGTGGAAGTACAACGCCGGTAATAGCGCGGTATGGTTCAAATGTACAGTCATTCAAGCGCTATTTTGATTATAACAACGCTTATAATGGCGTCGTCCCATATTACAGCGGTCAGAATGTCATTATCGGTGACGCCAGCCGACGCAAAGATTTTTACCCTGACTTATACAGCGATGATATTGACATGTTTACTGCTGTCGATGTTTCATCCGAATTGCAAGACACCGAGACCGTAACCAAAAATGATGTTACGGATAAAGGTGCCAACATTGTATGGGAAATTGCTACTAAGGCAAGGGGATATGACGGTGAGGATAGCATTGAGATAGAACTCCTTGAAAATGCAGAAGACATCCATGGAGACATACGTTATGCCGAACTCGGAGATAACGCTGTGTTTTATAATGATGATTTGACTTATGACAACGCCCGCGTTACCCGTGTCGTTTATGATAGTCTGCTTGAGCGTAATCAGTCGGTAAGAATCAGCCAGAATACTGCCCCCGAAAAGACCTACGGCGACATCATCCGCGCATCCATTTGAGGTGGTGATTAGATGAACAGCAACATGCACAAGACGTCCTTCGGAGCCTTGCGTGAGATCAAGGCCCGCCCGCTGTGGCAGTACGACTACGGTCAAAAAATGCAGTTCGTAGGTATTGAACTCCCGGAAACCTACGAAGTCCATTTTTCGAACACTCCGCACGGTGAAGCAACAACGTTCATCGGCGACGCTTCCGGCGTTGACATCCCGGACATCTATCTGACCACGGGCCAGCCGGTATACGCTTGGATTTTCCTGCATGACGGCGAAAGCGACGGCGCGACTGAGTACATGGTCACCATCCCCGTCAAACAACGCGCAAAGCCCACAGACGCCGCACCCACGCCCGTACAGCAGGACGTCATTACCGTTGCTATCGCCAAGCTGAACGCCGCCGTACAGCGCTCAGAAACCGCCCGTGATGCCGCTGAGGACAGCGCGGAGGATTCCGCGTCTTCGGCTGCGGAAGCGGCGACAAACGTCATTCTGGCTGAATCGTGGGCTATTGGCGGGACAGGGCAGCGCACCGGCGAGGACACTGACAACGCCAAGCATTGGTCAGAACTGGCCCAGCAGGGAGCCGAAGAAGCCGGCTATGCGTTTTTCGACATCGACGACCAAACCGGCATTATGATGGTGACCGTGACCGACAACCTGGCGGAGGACGTGACCTTCGCCATAAACGAAAACACCGGCGAATTGGAGGTTATATTTGCATGAGTAACACCTATTCCGCGGGCATCGCCACCGCATACGGCGCCGCCGTCCGTGGCGGCTACACCGGCACCTATGACGAATGGTGCGCCCTGATGGCGGACTATGCCACTGTGGGCGAACAGGCCGCGCAGTCTGCCCAGGCCGCGCAGGCCTCCGCCGAGAACGCCGCCGAGAGTGAGACCGCCGCCTCAACATCCGAATCCAACGCCGCGAACAGCGCCACCAGCGCGGGCCAGTCCGCGACTGCCGCCGCCGCGTCTGAAACCGCCGCGCAGGCCGCCGAAACTAACGCCGCGACCAGCGCGACCAACGCCGCTGGTTCCGCTTCTGCCGCCGCGACTTCTGCCACGAATGCCGCCGCGTCCGAAGCAGCCGCCCGGGCCGTGGAGGAATCCATACCGGAGGATTACAGCGAACTGTCCGCCGACGTGAGTGATTTAAAGAGTGATTTGTTACATGGACGCATTACATTTAACGGATATACGTGGGAAACTGGCAAGATTGATGGCACAACAGGTGGAGATGCTTATAACGCAAAGACAAGTCGAACTGTGGGTTATTATGCAACTGATGATGTTGATGTTGTCTCATTTTCGGATACAGAGTGTAATATTGGCATCTATTACTATAATAACAACAAAGAATATGTAAAAAACATCGTCGTGGTGGGCACAAGTCAGACAAGTGTATTGGTCGATCATTCGTACCCATATTATAGGCTTGGATTCAACAAGGCCGATTATTCCGTACTCCCTAACACAGATGACATTGTTGCGTATAAATATACAAGTACGCAAGATAGCGTGAACAGTTTACAAGTATTTATTCCAAAAACCGAAGCTGGATATATTGGGGCAGATGGTAGCATAGTAGCTCCATCCTCCGATAGAGCAGAACTGCATACAGAAAAGATACCAGTAAAAGATGGGATGGTCGTAAATGCGGCGCTTGTATATCAATCCTCGTCGCACAATATGTGGTTTGCACTTGCTACTTATGATATCGACGGTAATTTTATCGAGCGAATAAACATTGTAAACAGTCAAGCGGCAACTCAGAGTTCACACACACTTACCGTTTCTGGTAATGTTGGCTTTATTGCTTATACATTCCGTTCGTACAATGATTACAATTTTACAGTACAAACGAGTGATATAATATACGTTCTTTTTCAGCTTAATAGAGAGAATAAAAAAGAATGGGAAAAGTATTCCGTTAACGAGAATGTGCGAAGTGTAAACCACAGAGGGTACAATCTAATTGCACCGGAAAATACGCTCCCGGCTTATAAACTTTCAAAGTTAAACGGCTTTAAGTATGTTGAGACAGATGTGCAGTTTACGTCTGATGGCGTTGCTGTGTGCTTGCATGATTCGTCCATTAATAGGACAGCGAGAAATTCAGACGGAACAACAATTCCCGAAACACTGAACATCGCAAGTATAACGTATGAGCAAGCGTTAGCATATGACTTTGGAGTTTATAAAAACACTTCCTTTGCTGGAACAAAAATTCCCACGTTTGAGGAATTTATGCTTCTGTGCAAAAGGATTGGCTTGTTGCCTTACGTTGAACTAAAAGCTGGAACGCAAGAACAGATTACAGCCCTTGTCTCAGCTGCTTTCGATTATGGTATGCTCGACAAAACTGTTTGGATATCGTCAAATCCTACACTGCTTGAATACCTAAAGGCGGCAGATTCTACGGCAACCCTTGGGATTATAACGTCTGCAATCACGAGCGATACTATTAGATACGGTCTGGCACTTAAAACAGATGATAATATAGTGTTCATTGATTCATCGTCTTATACCGACGCAGAAATTGCAATGTGCAAGGCAGAGAGGTTCCCACTTGAAGTTTGGACGTTGAACGATATTTCGGTTATCACAACAAACCTTGATGATTATATCACTGGGGTGACATCCGATTATGTCGTAGCCGGTGCAGAAATTTATAGAACGTATATTGGAGATTAAAGGACATTTTAAATCACTATCGGGGGCAAATCTTTGCCCCCTTCGGAGGTGAAACACATGGCGGTAAACTTTGATAAATACCTCTACTCGACAGGCACTCACTACATCAGCAACAGTGGTTCCGACGAGAAGGGCGGCACGAAGGGCGGGCAGGCTGGCGACCAGACTGGAAAGGAATGGCAGTTGAAACCGTGGTATAAGCGCCCGTGGACGGTGGTGTTGCGCTATCCCAATCAGGCTGTCGCGTTGGAGATTGCCAAGCTGGGTATCGCCGCCGCGCTGAATAACAAAGTCGGCTACGATCAGAGCCAGCGTGCCACCTACTGGACGCAGCTAAAGGCCGTGGGTTACGACCCGTCCCAAATTGTCACGCCTTGCGAAGAAGATTGCACCGCTGGCGTTACCGCGAACGTTAAGGCGTGTGGGTATATTTTCGGCATCCCCGCCCTGCAGGAATTGAACGCATCCAGTACCCGTTCGTCCAACATGCGCTCCCGCTTCGTCAAGGCGGGTTTCAAGGCGCTCACCGCTTCGAAATACCTGACCAGCGGCAACTACCTGCTCCCCGGCGACATCCTGCTGTACGAAAACCACCACGCCGCCACGAATATAACGCTCGGCAAGTATGTCAATGGTGAATGGCACCCCGGCGATGCTCCCGCCATCAAGACGGACTATGATCTGGGCGAACGTACCCTTCGGAACGGTGACACAGGCACCGATGTGAAGGAACTGCAACAGGACTTGATTCAGTTAGGTTTCGACTGCGGCAAGTACGGCGCAGATGGCGACTTTGGCGATGCTACGGAGATTGCTGTGAAGGACTTCCAGCGTTCATTCGGCCTTGACGCTGACGGTGTTTTTGGCTCAGAATCCTACAAGACGCTCTGCAAGGCCATGGACGCCATGGACAAGCCTACTGGCGACGCTTATGTACTGATCGTTGGCGGCAACTGTTACGTCCGCACAGGGCCGTCTACGGGCTGTGAAGCCATCGGCGTAGCCTATGAGGATAGTAAGTGGCCGTTTGCTGGACTTGTGAACGACGAAAACGACTGGCTGATGATCGACTACAAAGGCAGGGACGGCTGGGTATCTCCTAAATACGGGAGGCTGGTAGAATGAACGAGGAACAGCTGCAGAAGATACTCGAAAACCAAGTCCGCATGGATGAACAGATCAAAACCTTGTTCAAGCAGATGACGGACATTAAAGCCCTCACCGAAACCGTCCAGAAGCTTGCCATTGCCCTTGAAAAACAGGGCATGGCATTACAATCCACAGACAAGAAGGTGGGGGAGGTCAAAGCCGATGTGGACGAAATCAAGTCGAAGCCTGCGAAACGATGGGATAGCGCTGTCTGGCTTGTTATCTCCGTCGTGCTGACCGCCTTGATAACCTATGCACTCACGACCGCCGGGCTGAAATAACCGGCAGAAAGGATTAGGCTATGAACATCAATCTCACACCCATCCTGCAGGCGCTGATCGGTCTGCTGGCTGCGCTGGTAACCTATCGCCTGATACCGTGGATTAAGGCGAAGACTACAAACGAACAGCAGATATACATCCGGGCGCTTGTCAAGGCTGGTGTATATGCCGCTGAACAAATCTATAAGGCGGACGGCATGGGCCGCTATAAAATGGAGTATGTCAAGGCATTTCTGCAAGATCACGGCTACGACGTAGATGTGACGGAGATCGAGGCGGCTGTCTCGGAGTATATCAACGCGCCTGTGGATGGCGTTGTCTATGCCGCCGTTCCGTTGCAGGAAGAATCCGTGAATAGCGATGCGCCGCAGGAAAATAATCCGCCTGTAACCGAGGAATGACGCCCTAATTACAAAGGAGGCCCCATGGAAAACAAAAGCATACAGCCCGTCCCGTATATCGTATATGAAAGCGCACAGGCCCGCGCCGAGCGCACCTCCAAGCGCCTGATAATCGCCCTCGTCATCGCAATCCTGATGGTGTTCATCAGTAACGCCGCATGGCTCTGGGCGTGGATGCAGTACGATTATACCAGCGACACGACCACCACGGAAACGGTCACCGTCGACGGACAGGATGGTACAGCCAACTATGCCAATAATGGCGGGAGTATAATCAATGGCACGAATTATCGTCAGGACGAAAACGAAGCGTACCCGCACACGGTCTCGCAGCGGGACGCGCGGAACCCGTAGACGTCGAAAATGAGTGCGAAGGGGGCACGATGAAAGATTATACCAATACGCAGATCGCGGCATTGATCGACGAATACATCCACAATGACCGCGACCGTAGAATCATGAAACGCCGCCTGATAGACGGTATTTGCTATGAACCGCTGGCAGAAGAATTTGAAATGTCCGACCGCCACATCAAGCGCATCATCTACAAACTCCAAGACCGTATTCTGAAACACCTATAGCAAAACCCGCCTTGGCTTCGGCCTTGGCGGGTCTTTTTTATTTGACGGCGTAGAAGCTGGTTCTCGGCGTGTTTCCTTTCGCCTTATACTTTCTACGCCCTGCGGGTGAAAACAGCTTATAGGCCGGTTTCTGCGCGTCTTACGGGTATTTAAGCGGATTATTCGGTGACGCCGCCAGTTCATAGTCCTTGATTTCTTTCTCCGACAGTTCGCGGTCGTACTCCGCGAAGCCCCAAGCGCCTATCCCGTTGAAGGATTGCTTATAGTCGTACTCCCCGATGTGCACCAGCCCTTCCCGTGGAATGGCCCCGGGCATCGGCGGGCGGTACTGGCAGTAGTAGCGATAGACCTTCACATTCATCCCTCCTATCAGGTATGATATTCGATCTTAACCAGCCACATGACCTTCTTGGTGGCGTGCTTGCGCTTGTAGTTGTCAACGGCCTTATTCGCCTTCCGCCACTTGGTTTCGGCAGACGCTACGGCGTTCAGCGCGGACTTCGGGCGAAGGTCTGCATGGCAGACCGGACAGCGATTGAATTTGAGATGCACGCGCGACAGCCTGCTGCCACAGCCCTTACAGCCTATGAATTCCGCCTTGAGCGTTTCCGGATACAGCGCCCTGTCCTTGGTCAGATAGTCGCTATAAGCGGCCTTCGCCTTTTCGAGCATAGCCTCGAATGCCTTGTTATTCTTGATGGGTTCCGGCTCATAGTACCTGACTGCAAGCTGATCGTAGTTGCCACGATCTCGCCTGTTGATCGTTTCGCGGGCCGCTTCCTCGTCCGCACATACTGGCTCGGATTCAAGCCAGCGAATATCGTGATATAGCCCGGAGCATCCCTCCTGCCAGTCGGCGTGCGCAACGTAGCTATCCAATTCGCGCTGAACGTAATCGCGCTTGATGTTCTCGCCGTAGGAATAGTATTCGATATTGTGCATAATCTATGCTCCTTCCTTTGCTTAAATGCCCGCGTACTACGCCCACGGGCGGGCGGTTAATCTTACAGCGCTTCGATTGCTATGCTGTCCATTACCTGACCGCGCAATACCTTCTGCGCGAACTCCTTGAACGTCCCCGGCGTGACGTTTTCATACCTTGTATCGAATACGTCATCCGGCCTGTCGTCGCTGTATTCGAAACTCATTACCGTCTGGTTGCCATACTGAAACGCGCCGCTTACCGCCAGTTCTGCATGAACCGTGCCTTCATACGATTTACCGTTCCAACCGACCCCGAAAAGCCGGAAGTCCGCAGTTGCCAAGATGTCTCCGGGGTTCTTCCCATCTGTAAAGTGTGCCATATGCTCTCCTTTCATATGCCCTCGTAACCTCCGGGGCGGGTAATTGATTAACTGTTCAGTCTGTCGATTTGTGCCTGCGTCAGAAGCCCGCGCCTGAGCATCTCATCGTCCAAGGCTTCAAGGTGCTTCGATACGGCTTTGATCTTGCCGGAGGTGTTAACCGCTAACACGAACATTTCCCGGTAGCTTACGAACTCCATGATAATCTCATTGTCTGCGGCTTTCTTCATTTCCTGCTTTGTCATGTTGTCCTCCTTCTCCCGGTGTATTGCCCCGCCGGGAGGGCTTATCTATCAACCGAACAGGGTGTACTCACTCTTGTTCGGAAAGTTCAGCGTTATCGACTGCGGCGTGACCTGATCGAGCGTGCCGTTATACACCCCGGTCACAACATAGCCCTCTTGCAGCATGTCCTCGGTAATCCTCTGCGCCTTGTAACGGTTCCCGGCGTTCACAAAGCCCATGTGACGCTCGCCTTTTCCGTTCTGCCAAAATACCTTGAAGATCATCGTACTCTCTCCTTTCAGCCTGCCATCGTCAGCGCCGGTAGGCTATCTCCGGCGGACGGCCCGAAGGCCGTTTCGGCTTTACCTTGTTCTCCTCGCTTCTCTTTTTCGCCTGTACTGTTCAGAACGGCACTCGCTATCAAAGAGCGTTAGGTATGTCATCAGGCTTCTTATATCGTCTCGCGTCCACTCATCGGTCGGTTTTGTTTCAGCAAGTTTCCTATACAGCTTCGCCATCTCTTCACGTGCGGTTTCAAGTGCCTTGTCTGTGTACTGTACCATGTCTCCCTCTCCTTTCATCGCCGGGGTTTAGCCGCCCCGGCCCGGCGTTGATCATGTTAGGCCCGCATCGTTACCACGGCGTCGAATACGAAGTGGTAGTTGCCCTTGTTGTGATGCTCGTACTTATAGGGCTTGTGGAAGATTTCGATGCTGCCCCACGGGATGCCGTTGGCGTCGCACCATGCGGAAATGTAGTCGCTCGCGAGCCTGACCTTCATCGAATCATCGGAGCGATTCAGCGCCTCAGCGAAGTCGTGCTCGGCTTTGTCGGGGGCGTAGTCTGTATGCATTACGCAGAAGCTATAGATCGTTGCGGGCTTCGGGTCGAGGTGGTTGAAGCCGCGCTTACCGGCTTCCATGGCGGTCTTGGTATCGGCAACCATCTGCTGAATCTCGACTTCGGTCAGCTCATCGGTTTCGGTCTCTACCCAGATGTTGATCGTTTCGCCGTTGCTCAGGTTGATCTCCAGCCTGTCGCCCAGATCGCAGATGTAATCGTAGTAGTGACCTTCGGAGGTGCTACGGTAGACCGGGTAGCCGGCGCGCTCGCTGCACTTGGTGTCCTGCTCGTAATCGGTGGGGAAGATTTCGTTGGCCTTTCTCCAAGCTTCGTTCATGTTCTTAACCTTCATTGTATTGTCCTCCTTGTTTGTAGTAGCTCCCTTAACTGTCTATAAGTATAAACTTAGAATGTTAAAAATATAAGTATAAACTTATTAAGATAGTATTAAAATCTGCAATTATGGCAAAAAAAATCCCCCGAAGCGGGGGAGATAGGTCAGATTTCCGCATCACGAACTGATTTCAACACAAGATAGGTCTGATAGATTTCATCTGTTACGCCGGGCCGCTTGGCGGCTATGTATTCCCGCAGAAGCTGCTTTATCGTGGTCTGCTTGTTTATGCTATCCAGCAGCATAATTACGTCTGCATCTGTAGTCAGATTGAATTTCACTCCAAACCGCTTTGTGTTCGCGGCGTCATACTTTGCAACGGCTCGAAGCTGTGCATCTGATGTAACCCTTGGCATAAGTATATACCTCCCTCTGATTTATTATGCCATGGGAGGCGGGGCTGTGTCAAGCCCCTACCTCCGGCATAATAAGTTCAACTGCCTTTCCTGCCTTGGAAGCCGCCGAAACGATAAACCGCTTGTCATTACGCAGGGCCTTTATCCAACTCTGGATGTATGCGGCGTTATTACGGATGCTGTCGTCGGTTTCGATACCTAGCACGTTCATGATTGACGCGCTTCCGATCTCCGCTACAAGTTCTTCTTTGCCGTAGGTTTCGTCGCCGAAGCTGAACGACCCCGCGACAATCCTGTCAAGGCGGCTCTTATGCCCGGTACTGTGCGTCAGTTCGTGGAACGCCGTGCCATAATACCCGGCCTCGCTTGTGAACTGTTCTTTCAACGGGAGTACCACCTTGTCCTCCGTCGGGCTGTAGTACGCTCGACCTTGCTTGGTATGTTCCAGTCCGATACCGCTGCGCTGGACGTACCCGGCGATGACTTCCTCCGCCTTTTCGATGGGGTTGAAGTCGCGCATGGTTTCCTCGTAGTGCTTCGGCTTAATGCCCTCACAGTCGTCGATGTGAAACACGTTCATGTACTTCAAGAACGGTATCTGGCGGACTACGATCTTACCATCCTTTTCCTCCGGCTTGTCCAGCATCTTCCAGAACACGACGATCTTCGCTTTCGCGCCCTTCTTGATCTTGCCGCCCAGCTTCTTGCACTCGTTGAAGCTGAGATATTCGCCTGGGTTGCCGAGAAGCATCTGATTGAGGACACTATAAGGCTTGCCGCTGGCCCGCTTAATAGCGTAGCGGCCCGCGCCCGTCCACGGCCTGTCCCACGGAATCTCACCCTGTTCGAGCATCGCTATGATGCGGTCGGTGACCATCTGATAAACATCTGCCATTGTTATTCCTCCCCATACAGTCCATGTTCGCGTTCCCACATTTCCTCGCGCTTCAAGTCGAGGTATGCGCGGTATTCGTCCTGCGCCAGTTCATCCCATTCCTCGAAATCGAAGCCTTCCTGCATCCAGTCCCACCAATGTTTCTTCTCCATCTTCTTCCTCCTTTACGCAAGCTTGTATGACTTGTTGTTGGTCAGGGTGATGCTGTAGTGCATCTTATCGTACTCGCAGGAGTAATACTTGACGATCTTGGTGATATTCTCGGCCTTCATCCTGCCACAGCGATTCTGGCGGCGAATGAACGGAAGGACAGCGGCCTTCGCGGCGTCAGAAGTCACATCCTTGCGGACGCGGTTTTCGCGGTACTCGCTGCGAACACGATAGCGGCGCATCTGCTTGTCGTGCTGGGCAATGATTTCGGCCTTATCCGCGCTGAAATAGTTCGCGCTGCTGTCGACGCTGTACCAAGTCAGTTCTTCGATGATGTCCAGTTCGTTGTTCCAGATCGTTGCGCACATGGTGTCGAAGGGACGGTTCATCCGAATCTGCTTCTGTGCGCGACCCACGGTCAGAACGGTCTTCTGAATGGTGCCTTCGTCGTCCCAGCAGCTTTCGCTCGTCAGCAGGATGCGGATGATTTCGTTACCCTTCTTGAGGTCGACCTTGGCGACCTCGCCCTGATGGCCGCTCATAGTGGCGGTGGAGAGGATGTAACCATTGGCGGCGTATTCGGCGACCTTCGCGGTCATGATGGCTTCGATGTCAGTATGCTTCATTATGGTAATCTCCTTTCAATCTGTCGCGGTGTTGCCGGGGTATTGCCGCCCAGGCTCGGCGTTGTTATTAGATCGCTGCCAGTTCTACGCCGTACCTGGAGTTGTTCTCTTTGTTCCATCCCCACTGAAAGGTGATCTCGCCGTCAATCTCCCAATCCTTGGACTTTATGAGGTTCTCGGCAACGTCCTTGAAGTATTCGTCCTTGACGAACTTGGTGAACTCCTTGTAGTTCTTGAAGGAACCTTCGACCTTCGCAAAACCGAACTTGTCATCGATGTCGGTCAGTACCAGCTTGGCCTTGTCGGTTCCCATCATCTCCGCGATCTCGTTGTAGGTTTCGACCTTCTTAAACAGTTCCTTCATCGTCATTGTAGTGTCCTCCTTTAATGTACTCCCTTGATCTGTCTATAAGTATAAACTTAGAATATTAAGAATATAAGTATAAACTTATTAAGAAAGTATTAAATTGCATATTTTTTGAAAATGTCCCGAATGTGTCCCGCAAGCGTCCCGTTGGCGTCCTGTCGGATTTCTGTCAAAAATGGGACAATTATGGCATGGAGCAGATGATTGAAACATTAAAACGCATCGGTCTTCCAGCCGATGAAATAGCCCGTGTGACGGCCTATTACGGCTCAGATATAGACGGGATAAAACAGTATGTACTCTATATGAAAGCGATGTTTGACGACAGGCATGAGTATATGGCATGAGTTCAACAATAATCCTACCGGGCGTAGGGTAGGAGATTGCGCCGTCCGCGCGGTTTCCGTGGCCCTCGATGTGGACTGGGAAACGGCCTTCGCCATGATTGCCGCCAACGGCTACCAGATGGGAGATATGCCATCCTCTGATAGCGTCTGGGGCGCGGTGCTTCGACAGAATGGATTCTACCGCTATGCCGTCCCGAACACATGCCCTGCGTGCTATACCGCCGCAGACTTCGCCCACGATCATCCGCATGGCATATATGTCCTTGGCTTCGGCGGTCATACCGCAACGCTTGTAGATGGCACTTTGTACGACAGTTGGGACAGTTCAAATGAGATTCCGCAATACTATTGGACACCCGAAAAGGAGGACTGACAATGGCCTATAACAACGGCTTCCCGGCGACCTATCAACCCATGTACTACCCGCAACAGTATCAACTGCAGATACCCCAACAGCCCGCCCAGCAGACCAATTCCATCATTTGGGTACAGGGCGAAGCCGGGGCGAAGTCCTACCTTGTCGCCCCGAACACCACGGTTCAGCTATGGGATAGCGAATCCCAGCGGATATTCCTAAAATCCGCCGACGCCAGCGGTATGCCGTCCATGAAAATCCTCGACTACACCATCCGCGATCAATCGCCCGCAAACGCGCCTATAAACGCTTCAAACCCTTCTACTATAACTTCCCCGGACTACGCCACAAAGGCTGAAATAGACGCCCTTGCGGCGCGAATAGACGCCCTCAAAGCGGAGATTGAATCGAAGAAGGGAGCGGCACTGAATGAATAATCCTTTGTATCAGCAGATGACGCAGCAGACGCCCATGAACGGCTTTATGCAACGCTTCCAGCAGTTCCAGCAGATGTTCAAGGGCGACCCGCGCCAGCAGGTTCAGAACCTTCTCAATTCGGGTCGGGTTTCCCAGACCCAGTACAATCAGGCGGTTCAGATGGCGAACCAGCTACAGCGGATGATGGGCGGCAAATAAAAAGAAGCGCCATCCGCAAGCGAACAACGCTTTTTCTCGCCCTCTGACCAGCAGAGAACGTCTTTTGTGGCTCGCCTTGGCCTTCGGCTTACCACGGCCTTCCACAGATTTCCGGCTGTCGTACCCGGCAGAGCGGCACTCTGAACATCTCCAACTACGCCACCGGGCGGGCTGGATAGAAATGCAATTCGATTATTGCATCCCGATAATTTGGTTAGTTGGATTATAAATATTCTACCACATCTGACTTCACCCGTCAAGCGCGCAGACGGTTGAATAATACATTTGAAAGGACTACAACAATGGCTTTGACTGATGAAAGCATGGGCACGACCATGCTCGTACAGCCCGCCGGTTCCATGAATAACGGCGGCTTCGGTTTCGGCGACGGCAACGGCTGGTGGATTTTGATTCTGTTCCTGCTGCTTGGCGGCGGCTGGAATAACGGTTTCGGCGGCGGCTTCGGCGGTGCCGGTGAAATCTATCCTTGGATGAACCAGTCCAACCAGATCAACGGCGGCTTCCGCGACCAGATGCTGAATACCTCCATCAATGGCATCCAGCAGAGCATCACCAGCGGCTTCGGCGATGTCCAGACCGCGCTGTGTGGCGGCTTCGCTGGCGTGAACGCCTCTATCAACGGCGCTCAGAACGCTATCGCCCAGCAGATGTACACCAATCAGATTTCCGACCTGGAACGCTCCTTCGCGGCCCAGACCGCTTCCATGCAGGGCATGAACGCGATTCAGTCCCAGCTGGCGGCTTGCTGCTGTGACAACCGCGCCGCCACTTCTGACCTTAAGTATACCATCGCGACTGAAAATTGCGCCGACCGCGCCGCTGTCTCCGATGGTATCCGCGATGTCATCACCGCCCAGACCGCGAACACGCAGGCTATCCTCGACAAGCTGTGCGCCCTCGAACTGGATGGCGTCAAGAACCAGCTGGCCCAGGCCCAGCGCGAGAACGTCGGTCTGCAGAACCAGCTGAACATGGCGACCATGCAGGCCAGCCAGAACGCGCAGAACGCGCTGATTCAGCAGGGCTTCTCCAATGAAGTTGATGCTCTGTACAACCGTCTGAACTCCTGCCCCGTTCCCACCACCCCGGTCTATGGTCGCACCCCGATCTTCACCTGCGGCGGCCAGAATGTCGGCTGTGGCTGTGGCGTAGCGTAAGGAGGATTGACCATGGCTGAATATCTGGCTAATGCCGTCCAGAGCGTTGCGCTCAACGCCCCGGCGATCTTCACCGCCTCCATTCCGTGTACCCGTGGTAATGTCTATCACGAGGACGAGACCGGAATCTTTATTCTCCGTGGCAACACCACTAACTGCTTCGCCCGGTATCAGGTGACCTTCAACGGCAATATCGCCCTCCCTGAGGGCGGTACTGTCGGCCCGATTGCGATTGCGTTGACTGTAAACGGCGAACCCCGTCTTACCAGCCGTGCAATCGTAACCCCTGCGGCGGTTGAACAGTATTTCAACGTAACCTCTACCGCCATCATTACCGTGCCTCGCGGATGCTGCTTCACCCTGTCCGTGCGTAATGTCGCCGCCTCCGAGGACGCGACCGTAACGCCCGCCCCGGTTATCAGCCTGCAGAACGCCAATCTGACGATCAACCGCGTGGCGTGAGGAAGGAGAAACGTATGCACGAACTGTATGAACTCAAGGAAAAGCTGTGCGACGAATTGAAGGAATACGGTGGCAAGGATATGTCCACCGGCACCCTCGATGTCGTTGACAAGCTGGCCCACGCGGTCAAGAACATCGACAAGATCATCGAAGCCTACGAGGAATCCGAAGGGTATTCCTCCCGCAACTACCCCGAAGGCTCCTATCGGTATTCCCGCGAACGCGGCATGGGCGGCTCCTATCGCGGCTCCTATGCCCGTGGACGTATGAACGCCCGCAGGGATTCCATGGGACGTTACAGCCGCGATGACGGTATGGTCGAAGACCTGCGTAGCATGATGGCTGATGCGCCCAACGAGCAGATCAAGCGCGACATTCAGCGCTTGGTCGACAAGATCGAACAGATGTAAGGAGGTGGCCTCTTGATAAACGAACAGGATTTGCAAGAGGCCATCGCCGAGTGCATGGGAGAGCGGAACCCCAACGCGAATACCTGCATCAAGCTTGCCGCATTCTACACCATCCGAAATGAACTGTTCGGAAATTCGGAACAGCCGAATGCCCGGATGTTACCGGAACCGTCCTATTCATTCGCTGCCCCGCCGGAACCTGCCGAAACCACAATCACGTATGACAGCGGCACGGACTTCTCGCGGCTAATTAACGGCAGGAACCCGGATGATATATGGCCCATCATGGATGAACTGATGGACACCATACACACGATCATACCGCGTCTATATGATAGCGTCATGCGCAAGCTGCAAGAATGACCCTGACCCGTCCTACCATGGGCGGGTCTTTTTGACCCTGATTTACCCTAAAGCCCGCGCAGGGGCTTGCTTTTCCGTGCTACAATATAATAGAAAGAAGGTTGCTACAAGTAGCACGGAGAAGCGACCAAAAACTGAAATCTTTATATAATAGTTAAAAGGCAATATTCAAAAGTGCCCAGAAAACAAAGGAATTCTGGACACTTTTTCTTCTTTTGACCCTAAATAATACCCTAAACAGCTTCATTTTTGGGATTTTTTGAGGTAGTCGGAGAGTTTGCCCGCGCCCTCTTTTCCTGCGTCCTCTGTATAGGCTGCGTAGACGTCAAGGGTCATTTGCGCGGTTTTGTGTCCAAGGTTGTGCTGTACAGTTTTCACGTCCACGCCGGACCGAAGTGCGGCGACAGCGTAGGAGTGCCGTAAATCGTGCGGGTGGAGTTCCGGCTTTCCGATAGCTTTCCCGACAGCCTTAACGGCCTTGTAGATAGTTCGGTCATTGTGCGCATGACCATTCGGCAGACGGAACACAAGGTCAGATGTCACTTCGTCATCTTCCCAGTCACCAGATGCAAGCCGCTGTTCGAGTTGGCGGCGGCGCTGGATGCGCAATACATCCACAGCTTCATCGGCGATATGTATTGTCCTGACTTCTCCATACTTTGGTGCGGTAAACCGTTTGAGATCGTGATTGATCGGATGCAGTTGCCGTTCCACGTTCATGATTCCTACGTCCAAATCACAGTCTCCCCATTTTAGCCCGCGAATCTCACCGACGCGAAGCCCCGTGTAGAACATCAATAGCAGTTCATTCGGATAAGGTGTGTTCTGTGCTGCTTCTATGAATGCCGGAATGTCCGCCCGATCAATGATGGTGAATTTTGTGCGCGTCATACGCGGAACTTTTACCCCATCCACAGGATTCTCCCGAATAAGACCTGCATCTATAGCGCATTGGAAACATGCACCGAGTATGCGCACATAATTTCTAATTGTTACAGGAGCAAGTCTATTTGATTGCAAATCATTTACAACACGCCGTATGTGCATGGGTAATACGCTCGACACCTTTAATTGCCCGAGCATTGGCACAAAGTGGTTATTCACAATACTTCTATATTTTAGTATAGTCCTATCTGCATTGTGGCCTTGGTAGTCTTTCAGCCAGATTTCGAACCAATCGGCCATACGGATTTTAGACGGTTCACGCCACAGCCCCGTGTCCAGATCGTGAAGCTGCGCCCGGAGTTTCTTCGTGACTTCCGCTTCCGTTTTTGAATATACTGAACGCTGGCGACCGTCTGGTGTCGTATACCGCGCCTCCCAGCGACCGTCAGGACGCTGGCGGATTGACCCCATGCCGTTATTGGCGCGGGTGTGCTTTTTCTTCGTCATTGTTTCACCACCTATAAAGAGAGGGCGCTGTGTGCGCCCTTAAATCGCAGGTGTAACTTCTAATCCAATCATTGTGGAGATTGGCTGTGTTGATATAAACCTATAATGATAGTTATTAATATTGATTTCTTCACGATTGCTAATCATTCGTGTTAGATAATCCGCTGCGTCGTCAAATGTAATATCTATATTCAATAGCATTATCGCCCCAACGAAGCACATCATTAATTCTTCAAGACGTTCATCTGAACCGTCATCCTCATCTGAGACCAGTTTAAAACTTGAAACCATACCGCTATCCTGATTGATGCTTATGGTACAATGTCTGGTAAGCTTTTTCATAATCGAAGTACTTGATTTTTCATTCTCCGAAATATCTAATGGCATATATGGCCCGCCTATAGGCGTCAGATACCCACTATACATAGTTAATAATAATTCTGTTGATATGCCAAGATTCGTGTTTTCTGCATACGCAGATAAAGACCAGATCATGGTGAATAACAGTACCAATGATATTATTCGCTTCATATTCCCGATCCTTTCAAATACCCTTCTATTCTGAAAATACTTTCATCGTTATAAACGTCGTCCCGCTGTAAATGTCTTAATTCGTGTTGTAAATTACGCTTTTGTTTTTCAAACGAATGCCGTGCATTAATATAAATGCTGGCATATCCTTCTTCATCAAGCGCAACCATTGCGCCTATACTGTACGGCAAGTCAATTAAACGAATTGAGGTTCCATATGGGGCTTCCGTTACTATCACCTTCTTGTCTGTCTAAGTGCATCTATTATCGCAACGGCTTGACGAACATCCTCTATGCTGGCGTCGCTTGCCATTGAAAACAAATAGTGGCGCTCTGGGTCTCTACGAACCTTTTCGCGCAACTCCCAGATTTCACGGTCTTCCTTCGTCATGCCATCCTCTATCCCGGTAAGTTTGTCCTGGCTTATGTGTAACGCAATAGCAATCCGGGATAGCACCTTTGCCCCCGGCGTAACTTTGTCTGATTCGTACTTCGCAAGCGTTACACGGTTGACGCCGATCATTTCCGCTAATTGCTCCTGCGTAAGCTGTGCATCCTCACGGATTCGCTTGATATTACCCCCAATGCTCATTTACTACCACACCTCCCATTTATATTGTAGCAAAATTATTACAAAAGTAAATAGTAAATTTAATACATTTTGGGCTTTACATTTTGTAGCATATTTGCTATAATAACAGCGTAGCAAAAAAGCAACGCTAAGAAGGAGGGTAGTGAAGCGAATGTACAACATTGAAAAGCTACGCAAACAAAAGGGTTGGACGCAGGACATGCTTGCCGAAATCAGCGGCGTTCATCGAATACTAATTGCGAACTATGAGAGCAAGAGTAAAGGAATGTCGCTGGCCACAGCTACAAAGCTTGCTAAGGCTCTGAATTGCACGATTAACGACTTGATTGGAAAGGAGGAAACCGCATGACACGCCAGCAATGCGAAGCCAAGCTGATTGACCTGATGCAACAGGCCATGGAAGCCTATCAGGAGTACAACCCCTACGGCGATCATCTGTCTATGTTCTGCATCAACGGTCAGATTAACGTCATGGACTTCATTTACGACGCCGAAGGGAATAGCACCGACATGCACACCATCGACGCCGCGAAGTTCGACGACGGCACCATCTGGTCAGATAAGGAGGCAGTTGCCGTATGACGGAGATCACCCATGAGGAAGCGCCGTTCCTAATCAGTAGGAGCCAAGCGGCCCGGCGATACGGTATGAGCCAGCGGCAGTTCGACGAACTGTACCGTCGCCACCCTGAGTTCCCGGTACTGCACATCGGTCGGCGGGTGATGGTACACCGCGAAGAAGCGGACGCCTTCTTCACCCGGAACATTAGGGACGTCATCGAAATGGACTAAAAAGCCGCCCGGTTGGAAGCCCGGACGGCCAAGCAGAAGACAGCGCTGGAAAACTGTCACAGACATTATAACACGTTACGGAGGATAAGTCAATGAAAAAACCCGAACAGACTAAGAGGCTTGCCGAGAATCCCGATAACGAAGACCTGCTCAACGAACTGGAATCCGCAATGGAGAGTATCGCCGACGCCATGGAGTGCTTGAAGGGCTATGCGGCGTTCGCGGACTGGTTTGATACCTTGGATGACATCTTCGACGAGATGCAGCCCGAATACGAACAGTATGAGAGCATCGCCGCCGATGAATACGCCAAGGAGATAGCGGGACTGACCCGCGACTACTACAGGAGCGTGATCTAATGACCCGCGCCGAACAGACGCACATCGACGCCGCCTACGCGAACGTAAAGTCCGCCATGGACGAACTGGCGCAGGTATTCGACAAGGACAAGTATCTCATCAAGATTCAGAGCGCCCTCTACAAGATGGAGGATATGCTCTACCAATACGTTTCAAATCCCCAAAGGAGGGCATAACATGGAACACATCATACGCACCCTGACGGCCCGCGAGATTGAATGCCGCGTGGCTCAGATCAAGAAGAACGGTCTGCAACTGCTCCTATATAAGGATGCCCGTGTGGACATGTCCATACTGGACGAAACCTTCGGCCCTATGAACTGGCAGCGCAAGCACAGCCGCGACAACGCCAACTGCACCATTTCCATCTGGGATGACGAAAAGCGGTGCTGGGTCGATAAGGAGGACACGGGCACTGAATCCAACACCGAAGCGCAGAAGGGCCTTGCATCTGACAGCTTCAAGCGTGCCGGGGTCAACTGGGGCATAGGCCGCGAACTGTATACCTCGCCGTTCATCTGGGTCAGCCCGCCGAACTGCGAGATCAAGAACGACGACGGACGGTTAAAGTGCTTCGACCGTTTCGAGGTTTCCGAGATCGGCTACAACGAACACCGTGAGATCAACCGACTGGTAATCATCAACTCCAAGACCCACAACGTGGCCTTCGAGTACGGCGTAGGACGGGCGAATAAGGCGCAGAAGCCCGAACACAAGGAAACCCCCGCCCAGCAGACGAAACCCGCCGAGAAGCCTGTTTCTGGCGCTCACGCGACGCCTCAACAGATAGACTACATCAAGGAACACGCCAGCGATGAAGATTATATGGAGATCATGACGGAGTTCGGCCCGGAACTGGAAAACCTTTCAGAGAAGGACGCCGTACAGGTTATCAAGGAAATTGACCTGCATAACGCCGACAGAACCGTTCGCTGTGAACGTTGCCAGAAGGTCATTACCGGCGTTGCGCTTCCGAACGGAAACACGATGACCGGCTCCGAACTGATAGCCCAGTCCAAGCTGACCTACAAGGGAATCTACTGCTACGATTGCATGAAGGCCCTCAAGGCTCAGAAGAACAAGCGGAAGGCCGGTTGATATGGAAGTCATTGATAGAGTGCGCGGTAAGATCACCAACTACGACGAGCGCCGCAACGTGGTGACCATCGAGGTTCCCTACGACAACTTCGCCCGAATGTGTCACCGCGAATACAAGGAAGTTGAAGTCCAGTTCATTGATTCCCGCCCATTATCGGATAAACAGCGGCGTTCCTGCTACGCGATGATTCGCGAAATTGCCGACTGGGCGGGAGATACCACCGAAGCCATGAAGGAGGTTTTGAAACTGGACTTCTGGGCCGGGGAACTGTTGGAGATGGCGGACACTATGTTTTCCCTCTCCAACGCTCCGATGTCCATCGTGGCAGCGTTTCAGTCGTGGCTGGCCCGGTTCATCGTCAGAAACGACGTTCCGACGAAGCGCCCGATGCTGGAATACGTGGACGACATCGACGATTACGTGTATGCGTGCCTGATCTCCAAGAAGTGCCCCATCTGCGGCAAGAAAGCAGACTTGCATCACCTTGACGCCGTTGGCATGGGCCGCGACCGCGACGAGATCGTCCATGAAGGCATGGAAGTATTGCCGCTGTGCAGGGAACATCACACGGAGATACACACCATCGGTAAGGCGGATTTCTTCAAGAAGTACCACCTGAACGGCGGCGTCCCGGCAGACAAAACCATCTGCAAAATCTACAAGCTGAAACGGAGGTCAGCATGAAGAAGTTAATCCTGATTGTTATGGTGGCAATCCTGACCATAGGAACCGTTCACGCCATCGAAGCGTTTAAACCCGTCCCCCGTTGGAAGATCGAGAACCCGTGCTTCGATAACACGGATAAATGGTACGCAAGATAAGGAGGTATGACTTATTAATCGTGTAATTATCATCGGCAACCTTGCCCGCGACCCGGAAGCTCACACCACGCAGAACGGTATTTCCCGCAGCACTTTCACGGTCGCCGTACAGCGGCGTTTCGCCAACGCGCAAGGCCAGCGCGAAGCGGATTTTCTGACCGTGGTTGCATGGCGGCAGACCGCCGACTTCTGCAATAAGTACCTTTCCAAGGGTCGCCGCATCGCCGTTGAAGGCAGCATCCAGACCCGCTCCTATGACGCGCAGGACGGCTCCAAGCGCTATGTCACCGAGATCATCGCCGACAGCGTTGAAGCCCTCGGAAGCCCGACCGCCGACCGCCCGCAGACCCCGCCCGATGAACAGGAGGAAGAAGCGCCGAACGACCAGTTTACCGAAGTCGATGACGACGATCTCCCTTTTGACTGACGGGTTATGCCTCCCACACAAAAGGCATTGAGCATGACAGAACGTGATTTCAAAGGCGTATGGATTCCGAAGGAAGTTTGGCTGGATGAACGGCTGACAATGCTTGAGAAGGGAATCCTGGTTGAAATCGATAGCCTTGACAGGGATGAAGATGGATGCTGGGCCAGCAATGAACACCTCGCCAATTTCTGCCAATGCAGCGTTACGAAGGTAGCAACAGCGGTTACGAAACTTGTAAACCTTGGATATTTGAAGCGGGAATCATTCGATGGCCGAAGGCGAAAACTAAAAAGCAGCCTTTCATTTTTTAAAAGGCAGACATTTAAAGATTTAAAGTCTGACTTTAAAAAAGTAAAAGAAAGTAATACCAATAAGGAATACAAAAAGTCTATTACGCGCAAAAGCGCAGAAGGTGAGATTCCTGACGGTTTTACCGACTTCTGGAACTGCTATCCTCGCAAGGTATCCAAGACAACAGCCCTCAAAGCGTGGAAGAAGATTGCACCGGGCGCTGACCTTCTTCATTTAATCCTCGCCGATGTGAACCGCAGATTGGAAGGGGAGTGGAAGGAAAAGGATATGCAGTATATCCCGCATCCTTCGACCTATCTCAATCAGCGACGCTGGGAGGATGAAACGTCAACCGGTAAAGTTGAGGAGCAATACACCCCTTCATTTAAAGACCTTTCCCGCGAGGAACGGGAACAGCTTGAACAAAAGTTCGCCGACGAATACTGGGCGAAGAAGAAGCAAGGGATTGAGATATGATTGCCCACATCGAATCCGAGCAGAGCGTTTTAGGCGCGATGCTACGCTCCAAGACCGCTACCGGCAAGGCAATTGAACGGCTTCGGCCTGACGATTTTGCCGAGCCGGAGCACCGGGAGATATTCGACGCGATGCTGACGGTGGCGTACAGTCGGGACGCGGTAGACCTCACAACGGTTGACGCGGAGTTGACCCGCCGGGGGAAGCTTGACGTGATCGGCGGCCCTGCGAAGCTGATTGAGATTTCCCGGTCAGTACCCAGCGCGGTCAACGTGGACGCCTACATCGCCATCGTACTTGAAAAGTCGAACCTTCGACGATTGCAGATGGTGGCGGAGGCCATCAACCGCAAGGTGAAGGCCGAGAACATGACCGCTGATTCAATCATCGAACTGGTTGAGGGCGCGTGTAATGACATCACGACCCGCGCCCAGCAGCACGACAAGGGATGGATTAACGGAGGTGATATATCAATCATGGCATTCGAAAGCGCGGAGAAGAAGGAGAAGCATATCCCGACCGGGTTCACAGAATTGGACACCTACCTCTGCGGAGGGCTGGTTCGCCCGGAGTTGACCATCGTCGGTGCCCGCCCCGGCAAGGGCAAAAGCGCGTTTCTGCTGGCTTCGTCCATGTACGCCGCGAAGGCCGGATTCCATGTAGGTTATGTTTCCTTGGAAATGAGCGCGGTTCAGCTTGGACAGAGGATGCTGGCGGCAACGTCCATGGTCAGTATTACCCGCCAGCGGACAGGTGAATTGACCGACGCTGACTGGGAACGTATGAACAACGGTCTTGTGGAGGTGAAGGAAAGCGGCGTAGGAGATCGGCTGCATATTTACGAAGGTTACGGCCTGACGATTGAACGTCTCGGTAGTATCGCCCGGCATGCTGTACAGCGCGGAGAACTGGATTTGCTGGTGCTGGATTACATTCAGCTGTTACGAACGACCGAGAAGACCAACGCTGAATTTGAACGCCTCGGCACTATCTCCAAGGGTTTGAAGCAGTTGGCCCTCGCGCTGAACATTCCGATTCTCACGGCGGCGCAGGTGCGCAGACAGTCGCAGGACGATTCGAAGAAGGGGGGAAGGGCACCCACATTGGACGAACTGCGCGGGTCTGGCGACCTCGAACAGGACGCGGATAACGTGCTACTGATACACACCCCGGATAACCCGGACGACCCGACCATCAAGAACATCGGCAAGAAGCGCGATGAATGTATTCACGACGGCATCTGGGAACGGTCGCAGAACGCGGCGGGAGTACCTTTCACCGTAGAGATTGCCAAACAGCGACAGGGCCAGACAGCCCGGACATGGTGCATATTCAAGCCCATGAACATGAGGTTCTACGATGATAATGCACATTAAGACCACGACCGGGAAATATGATTTCCCCGTCAAGAATAAGTTGGAAGCCGTGAGCATACTGCAGACCCTTCACCGCATGGGAATAACCTGCGTTCATTGGGAATACGACCATAAGGAGGTGACGGAATGCTCGCAGAATGGATAACCCAAGGCGTTGCCGCCGGAATCCGAATCTTCTGCGCGGGGTTCACCCTTATAGTGATCTGCGGTCTGACCCTTGGAATCATCGGCCTTATAGCCGCCTTGGCAAAGGAGATCGGAAATGGCAACGATCATACCGTCTGAATCGCAGGAACAAAAGGCCCTGTTCGAATGGGCCGAATACGCCAATCGAATCTACCCGGAATTGGCGCTTATGTTTCACATACCGAACGGCGGCAGCAGGAATCCCGTGGAAGCGCGGAACCTGAAATATCAGGGCGTTAAGCCCGGCGTTCCTGATATATGCCTGCCAGTCGGACGCGGCAAATACCACGCGCTGTATATCGAAATGAAGCGAAAGAAAGGAGGAAGGGCAAGCGACGTACAGCGCGGATGGATAGCCGCACTTAATAGGGCCGGGAATAAGGCCGTCATTTGTAAGGGCTGGGAAGAAGCCCGACAGACAATACTCAACTATCTGAAAGCAGAAGGAGATTAACGATGGAAAGCAGAGTCATTAAAATCACCCCTGACATGGCAAAGACCATGCTCGAAAGCAACATGAAGAACAACCGCCCCGTCCTCAAGTCCACCGTCCACAGCTACGCCCGCATGATGAAGAACGGCAACTGGAACCTTACCCATCAGGGTATCGCGTTTGACGAACAGGGCGAACTGATCGACGGCCAGCACCGCCTCCATGCCATCATTGAAGCCAATACGCCCGTTAACATGCTGGTGACCTATAACGTCCACCACGCGCCCGGTGAGATATTCACCATCGACATGGGCCGCAAGCGCACCTATTCTAACATCACCCTGATGTCGGGTATTGACGACCCTGTGTTCCGCTATACCGGGCCGAGCGTTTCCGCGTATATCCGCTATAAGATACCGGGCGCACATCGGGCAGACCCCGCCGAGATCGTGGATTATATCGAACGCCATTATGACGATGTGCGCAAGCTGTATGAAATCATGGGTGGTTCAACCCACGGGCACGGTTTTAAGAGTGGCGATTGCCGTATTCCCGCTCTTGTAGGCGCGGCTATACTCTCCGCAATCTATCGCGGCGAATCCTACAACGCGCTGGTGCAGTTCAGCCAGGTTTACCGCTATAACGAGGTTAGTGGCTGTGAGGGCTACAATCCGAAGTACGTTCTCAACCTTCGTGATTACGTTCGGCATTACCGTGGCTCCAACGATCTTTGTGCCCGCTGCGAATCCACAATCTATGCCTTCGCACACAACCTGTCCCACTTCCGCGTCCGGGAGAACTGCTATCCCTACAATCAGGGATTGGACGCCTGACAAATGATACACTCACCCTGTTATACCTGCTCCAATCGCACTATGGTATGCCATGCAACTTGCACGGCATACCTCGACTGGACGGGCGAAATACAAAAGGAACGCGCCGCGCTGAACATCGGTAAGGAAGCGGACGCCCACACCAAGATGGTGACCGACAAAATACGCAAGCGGAGGAATAGACGATGAATAATCGCGCCATAGTAATACGAACCATCGGCGACCCGAATCTGTGCGGGGCTATCGTCGATGGCATGACCCAGCAGGCACTATCCGACAGCATCGAACTCGCAGAAATCAAGGCCGCGTTCGAACGTCTCAAAGCCAAGGACGCCCTGCGCACTCAGGGCGACAGAAAGCGGTTTATCGAAGCCCAACAGGAACTGGCGGCGAAATACTACACCCCCACCCACGGGCGGGTCTACAACGGCATTCTGGGCCTCTGGGGGCTATTGTGGTTGAAGTTTTATGCAGTGGTCGATTATCTGCAGAAATGGAACAGGGGGGTGAGCGAATGAAGAAGGTCAAGTTCAGCCGCAATACCAAGAGCAGCCGCGAAATTCGCCGCATGGGTGAGCGAGAACGCACCCGTGAACAGCGAAAACAGGACATCGACGCCTTCTGGGCCTTGACCCCGGAGGAACGCCAACAGCGCATCGCCGACCATGAAGCATTTCAGCGCATCCAGAAGAACGGCATCACAATCGAAGACCTGCGCAATGCCGAGAAGCAGGGCCAGCAGGACGGGTATGTCGCCGGGAAGATCGAAACCCTTCGCCTCTGCTACGCCGCCGTTTGTCTCGCCCTTCATGAACTCCATGGCTTCGGAACCAAGCGTTGTAAGGACGTCTTGAACCTGATCGACGAGAAAGTGTCCTACGCGCTGACCTCCGATGAATCCATCCAAGAGGTCATGGATACCATCGGCCTTGAAATCAGCTTCAATGAATCTATACCCGGCGACCGCATCACGGAGAAAGGAGCCTGATTTGAGAGTACGCATTTTAAGCCAGGAATTGGCCCCTACAAGGGCGCATTCGACCGACGCAGGGTTAGACCTATACGCCATGCACGGAGGGCTTGTCAAGGCCAAACAGACCGCTACATTCAACACCGGCGTATTCGTAGAACTTCCGCAGGGAACGGCGGGTGTACTGCTCCCGAAAAGCGGCCTTATGACTCGCAACGATATTCTGACATTTGGTGTAATCGACCAAAGCTACCGTGGCGAAATCCTTGTCCACATGTTCAACATGGGCGGCGAGGATTACACCGTGAAGGCCGGGGACAAAATCTCACAAATGCTGATCGTGCCCGTGCTGTATGAACCCGTTGAGATCGTCCATCAATTGTCCATAGGCGAACGCGGAACCAACGGCTTCGGTAGCACCGGCAGATAGGAGGAACCATGGAGAAGGAAGCCAAGTTCGGAAAATGGCACTACTACACAAACGACGAAGGGAAGCCCCGTTGGAGATGTACCGAGTGCGGCAAGGTTTGTAAGCGAGACCCATACTATAAGCGATACTGCTCTAACTGCGGCGCGAAGATGCAGAAGGAGAGTTGATATGGAAGGTTGGCTGACCCCCGCCGACTACGCCGCGCAATGGTGCGTATGTGAGCAGATGGTACGGCAGTATATCAGGCAGGGGCGAATCCCTGCCGAGAAGAAGGATGGCAGGTGGTATCTCCCGCCCGGTCTGGAAAGACCGCCTCACAACAGGCGGTATCAGGAGGATTTCACCCAGAAGGAGATAGCCGAGCGGAAGGCCAAGAAGCGACAGTATCAGCGCGATTATGTACAACGGCTGAAAGATCAGGGCATATGCTACCTGTGCAAGACACGATATGTGGAGCCGGGGCGGACGCGGTGCGCTATATGTGCGGAGCATAGGCGCAGGGAGTGGCGGGCGAAACACCCGAACGGTGACGCCGACCGCGCCCACCAGCGGCGGGAGGAATTAAAGGCGAAGGGGCTGTGCGTCAACTGCCGAAGGCCCGCTGTACCGGGGACTGTGCTGTGTAAAACGTGCGCGGCAAAAGTGTCCGAAGCCCAGCAGGTGCGAAAGATGCGGGCAAGGATAGCAAGGGAGAACGAGCGAGAAGTGAGGGAGGCGAAAGGGAATGGATGACCTGATTTCAAGGGCGGCGGCGATGGCCGAGATTGAAGAATACATCGAGGAATATTCCGATCTTGATGAGAACGGCTACCACAGCCTGAAATGGTGCGCAATGGAAGAAGCAAGGGATGTACTGTCAATGCTTCCAGCCGTTGATGCCGCGCCGGTGGTGTATGGCGAATGGGTGGAAGAACAAGACCGTTCACGCCACTACCATTGCAGTAATTGCGGCGTGGTCTGGGGGATAGCTGCCAAGGCAATGAAGTATTGCCCTAACTGCGCAGCAAAGATGACGAACAGCCCGATATGGGATGTGGAGGACGCGAAATGACCAATGTTGAGTACACCAGTGACAGGGTGGCCGTGGTGCGTTGCCGGGATTGCAAGCATTGTTTTTCATGCGAGAATGACCCGATGACACCGTATGACGGCGAAACGGACTGGTATTGCGCCGAGTTCGATGTTGACTGGCATGTATTGACACTTGACCCGAACAGGTTCTATTGCGCGAACGGCGAACGGAGGGAGGACGAATAATGGGACACATCATCATCTTGCCAGAGACTACGAAACAGCCCATAACCCTGATCGGGGAACGGGCGGGAATCTGCTGTGGCGCGGACACGTCCGACCCGGAGAAGAACTATAAGCGGGGCTGGGATTGCATCACCAGCGGCCACGGGAGAACGTTAGAGTTTCCCGAAGTACACATGATCTTGGACGGCTACAGCGCCCGCGTCATCCGCGAGTGGTACACCCACATAGGCGGTGCGCCGACGAGGTTGCAGGCCAGCACAAGGTACATCGACTATGCGAAATTTGAGTACGTCATGCCGCCGAGTATTGCCAAGGACGAGGACACCCGCGAGTGCTATCAGGACTGTATGCAGATGATAGCGCAGGACATCGAATGGATGATAAAGCAAGGCGTCCCCCGCGAAGATGCCGCCATGCTCCTGCCCCTTGGAATGACAACCCGCGTGGTGGACAAGCGCAACCTGCGCAACCTGATAGACATGTCCAGACAGCGCATGTGCAATCGGGCGTACTGGGAGTTCAGGGAACTGTTCGGAGATATATATGGCGCATTGTCTAAGGTCAGTGACGAATGGAATGAACTTGTGGGCGAAGTGTTCTATCCGAAGTGCGAGATTTTGCACTATTGCCCGGAGAAGCACGGGTGCGGGAAGTACCCGGGGAGGGAAGGATGACCGAACGAAAGCTACAGGCTATGCACATGCGGTTCGGAACATGTGGTTGCCTTCGGTGCAAGGCCTGCGACCACCTGTTGACCTACGAATACCGTGGACGGCGATATAACAAGTGTGAACTGTACGGCATATCCAACAGCGAGGCGACCGACTGGCGGCAATCGTGGCAAGCGTGTGGCATGTACAACGTGCCGCAGAACATGGACAGGTGGGTGCCGTTGATTAAGCAGTTATCATGGCAGGCAAGGCCAGAACCGCCGCTGGAAGGGCAAGTGCGATTGGAGGTGTGATATGGTAGTTTATTGCAATCAGAAAATATGCGTATGGAATGAGGACGGACAATGCTCTGGGCCGAAGCAACCGGCAGGACATATTGCACTTTACATCAGGGAAACGCTTGGAGGTCAAGCCATTTGCACGGACATGCAATACAGGGACGGATGGGAGGATGACGATGAGTAGATTAATCGACCTTTACCAGACCATCTTCGTCCCCATCGTGGATGAATCCCACGGCGGCGCGACCTACGAAATGCAGATGACCATTGCGGAGTTTTTCGACAGGTTTCTGGACGGCTACAAGCCCGAAGTCGTGGATGCTGTGCCGGTGGAGTGGCTACAGCAGAAAGCAGAAGAAAACAGCCATTATGCAGAACCGTACTTCGCATTTGCGTATGTCCTGCATGAGTGGCAACAAACAAAAAGCATTGAAGTTGAGCCGAAGGAGGAATAGCATGGGCGTTGACATGAAGGAGTTTGTCAAGAACAGGAACGCGGCCTTTACAGCCTTTGTCATGAACGACGATTGGGGGCCGGTGCGTGAATACTGCCAGATGTACGGCGTGCCGATGCCAGATGACCCAAGGGTTATGGCGGCGGGCATTTACAAAGCGGTGCAGGAGGTCACCAACATGCCCGATGAAGTGAAGGCCAAAGCGGCGATGAAGTGCGTGAAGCTGGGTTTCTCGCCGTTCATGATGCCGTTGGAGCCGAAGGAGGACTAATGGAGAAGCTGCTGACTATCCTGATGGCCATTATGGTCATTGCGGTAGGGACAATGGTCATATTCATCGCTTTGGCGGGAGTGTACGCTCTGGCGATGTGGATGATATAAGGAGGACGTATGGGAGAAGAAATGAACCTCAAAGGGTGCCTGTTCTTCGGTGACGGCACGAAGTTCTGCGATGTCGCAGAAATACCAGAGTTCGTAGAGACACAAGACAACACCCCGTTGCACCCGATGCGAACTGACATGGAAGTCACGGCTACATTCCAGATGTCGCCGCGATCACGCAAGGCGTTCGTTCGGGAAATGATGGGCTGGAAGGCCAAAGGCCCGATGCGTACAAGGGCCGTGGAAAAAGCGCATCTGCGGCTATGGAGAAAATGCTGGTTTGTTGGCTATGTGAAGTAAAGGAGGTCATATGAATACCCAATCAAAAGCTTCCCGTGAGGTACAGCGGGACGCCAGTCTGTACCTCGCCGCGAATCCGTTCCTGACACGCCTTAAATCCTACGACGGGCAAATCTCAAAGCAGGAATACCGAACCTTGCGGGGCCAGGCCCTTTCTGGCGATGTTCAAGGCGCGGAGAAGGGCCTGCAAAATATCTTGTTTCGGAAGGAGTAACCTATGCCGAGTACCAGACCCATTAAATTAGACGACTGGGGAATATCATGGGAGGAATACAAGGAACTGACCTACTTCTGCCTGCAGTACGACCAAAAGAAGCGGGACGCGGCGGCGCTCCTTACCACGCGCATTTCCACTCCGACCCCGGCGACCTATCATAAGGGCGGAAAGGAATACGGGGTGTTCCTGCCCCACGGAAGCGGGCAAACCAGTGACCCGGTGGCCGCAACCGCCGCAAAGCGGGACAGGCTGTTAAGGGATGTCCACATAATCGAACAGGCGGTAATGGCGGCAAGCAGAATCAATAACGGGTACAGTATTTATCCATCCTTGCTTCGTGCCGTAACTACACGCGGCGGCGTACAGGCCGCAATGGCTGACCCTGATTCACGCCCGCCCTGCGGCAAGAATGAGTTCTACGAAGCGCGGCGCAAGTTCTTCTGGATTTTGCGCGAACTGAAAAACGAAAACGCCCAAACGGGTTGATTTTTAGGGCATCAAAGTGCATTCGTTTTCGGTTATAATACTAACATGCGGACGGTAGATAAATAGTCCCGTTCACAGGTTGGGCCATAGGGGGCGATGCCCTTTATGGCGGGACTTAAAAAAGTGTGCGGGGCTTTTGGATTTTTCACCCGCGCCGCCTCCTTTCGCGTTGGTGGGGACGTGAATTGGCTTCTGAACGATTTCCCTTCATAGGCATCTTTCCCCTACGGCTATAAGCCAAGGCGCACGGTCTCTCTCAATCTCCTCGCCGTGGCCGCCCGCCTGTCGCAGATCAACGGCGGCTTCCGTCCTGCGATTAAAGGCGGGCTACATGCTATCGTAGTTCAGCCAGTAGAACGCCGACCCCGTAAGTCGGAAGTCAATGGTGCAAATCCATTCGATAGCCCACATGCCACAGTCGCCCAGTTGGCTGGGAGGCGGTTTTGTAAACCGATTGACGCGGGTTCGAATCCTGCCTGTGGCTCCACCGCCGTCCGATGTGTCGAAGGGCCGCGTCCCTACGCGGCGTGTTCATGTAGGCGCGTCAGACGGTCAAAAAGAGTAGTCGCTCCATCAGGGGCGGGGATTATAAACACCGCAGGTGGGGGCGGTGAATAGCCTATACATCCGCGTGTATAGTAACCCGGGAAGAACGCGGAATCACCGGCGGTTAATGGCGTACAGCGATGCGTCGACCGCCTTTTTACTGTTAGACGCGCAGAAACGGGCCAAATACCCGTTTTTCTTTTTTGCACGATAACTTATAAGTGTAAGGCGAAACACGCTAAAAACCCGCTTTGCGGCGGTTTTAGAATAGGAGGCAACTATGGAAAATCTGAAAATCGTCTATCTCCCGCCGGGAGACCTGACGCCCTACGAACACAACGCCCGAAAACACGCAGAGGAAGACCTTGCGACCATTCGCGCTTCCGTCGAGCAGTTCGGCTTTCTTGACCCCATAGGTATCTGGGGTGAAAACAACATCATCGTCGAAGGCCACGGACGCCAGCTTGTGGCGATTGAGAAGGGCATGGACAAGGTGCCCTGCATCCGTCTCGACGAACTGACCGACGAACAGCGCAGGGCCTATGCGCTGGCGCATAATAAGACCGCCGAAATGTCCGGCTGGGACTTCACGGAACTGGAAGCTGAACTGGCGGAGCTGGAAATGGACTTCGACATGTCGGACTTCGGCTTTACGCAGACCGACACAACCGCCCTTGATGATCTGTTCGCGCCTGCGGAGGAAAAGCCGAAAGACGAAGAACCCAAGGAGATCAAATGTCCGCATTGCGGCATGTGGTTTACGCCGTGAATGTTTATCTCGCTGCCCCACACTCCTATCCCGGCATGATCGCAGAGTTATGTGGGGGGGGGTATGGCGATGTTTTCCTAAAGCAAGGAGATAAAGCTGCCATGAAATTATATATGGCAGGGGGGGTGACAGCCAATCTGAACCCCTTCTGGAAAGAAACTTGCAAGCGCATGGAGCAGGGCCAAACATACGAGAACGCCACGGAGGATTCAATGAGGATTTTTCTGGCGGGGGGGGAGTCAAGACATTGGATTCAGGACGAACTCCTCGAAACTCAAAAAAAAAACGAAACTCGGAGAACGATATGCGAATCTTTCTTGCGGGGGGCATATAAACGGAAAGTATCAACAACTCAAGGATTATCAAAGCATAGATAATTATCACCCTTACATTCTGGAGTCGTTTTTTTTATGGGATGGAGATTC